GTGAAAAGATGGAAGCTAATGGGAACTGCACGAAAACCACGCATGCTGCGCGGCCTCTATGGTGATCTCCCAATTCCGAAGGCGCGACGTGCAGCCGGCCCTGAAAAAGATATTCAGCGTGCCTGTATCGATTGGGTCAATACGATTCCGGGCTGTAAACTCTGGCGCCAGAATCGCGGCGCGAAACTGAACATCTACCGGCGCAAGGATGGGACGGAAGGCCGCAGTTACGTGAAATTTGGCGAGCCCGGAGCGACCGACACGACCGGACTCGCGAACGGGATTCGTCTAGAAATCGAAATCAAGACACCCGGGAAGACGCCGGATGCCGATCAATTGCGCTACATGGCGATGGTCCGGGATGCCGACGGCATCGCATTCTGGTGCGACTCGCTGAGCTCATGTGTGACTCAGTTGCGGCAGGCGTTCATCGCCCGGGGTTGGGTGTGGAGAGATTGGTGGGAAGTATGAAGTTTTGCCGCCGGCGAGCTGCGTGAAGGCGCGTCGGAAGGGGTTTTCAACAAAGGCGATGACACCGGCGGCAAAAGCAACCTCGCCTGCAGGAGGCGAACTTGGGGAACCCGGAGAGTCTTTCACGTCGATTCGGACTCTCCGGTCTTTTTTCAAACGAAAGGCCCAAATGAAATTCAGTCGGCACAAATGTAACGCATGCTCGACGATCTTCGACTGCAATCCATGCCCATCGCGGCATGGGTCAGCGGATCGTGTGTTCTGCTCTGATAAATGCGCGGAACTCGGGGCGCAGGATACGGTCAATGCCAGTCACCTGAGTTTCAGGTCTGGAGGTGTTAGCCGAGAAGAAGATCGATTTGGAGAGCAGGCATACTCTGCGATCAGAAACGCGCAGGGTGGCAGGGCTTCCCGCAAGAAGACTTGGTAAATCCTAGGCCTTTATGATATTTCTCACGGTCACATAGTCTGAATTTAGCATCGAACTCGGGACGCTGACCGATACCCACAGCAGATTTAGTTGTGACACCCTCGCAAAAAAAACGCATCGAGCGTCAAGAGAAATTCCGCAAGATCCATGAAGCCTTACGTGACTACTATTCCGGCATGGAATCCCAATTTGAAATCAAAGGCAAAGCCGTCCGGGATCCAAAATTCAGCAGTGGATTTGAGGGCCCAAAGATGAAGACCCAGCAGTGGGAACGGACCGCGAAAGAGTAAGTGTGAGCCCCGCTTCACCAGCCAGACCCTGCACCCATCCCGGCTGTGGACAATTGCAACCCTGCGCCACGCACAAACGAAAAGCCTACGATCTTCAACGCAAAACCTCAACACAGCGTGGCTACAACTATCGCTGGCAAGTTTATCGGAATTGGTTTATCCGGCAGGCGCAGTGTCCTGTCCAGGGCTGCGGCCGAAATCATGTGCTATGCGAAGGCGAATGCCGACAGCAGCGATACGCTGTGCCTGCGTTTGCCGTCGATCACATTCAACCCCACCGTGGAAATCAGGAACTATTCTGGAATCACGCGAACCATCAAAGTCTGTGCGAGTCATGTCACAATGCGAAAGCGCGAGCGGAGCGACTTGACCCCCCGGGGGGTATGATGAAAAAAAATGCAAACTCTTTCTAGACCGCGGGCTAGCTCTTTGCACACGCGGAAGAAATTGGGCGATCTAAAAAATGCGCGGCCGTAAGAAACTCCCCGCCGAGGAACGGATTGCGAAAGGCGAGACGCGGCCGAGCCAAGTCAACTACAACGAACCCGACGTTCCGGCTCCTGATTCCACTGTTCCACCGAAAGATCTGAAAGGCGCCGGCCTGCAATTGTGGCAGCGTTATGCGCAGAAAATGGTGGATACCGGCCAATTGCGTGCGACCGACATGCCGCTCTTTCTGCAGCGTTGCCGCACGGAAAGCGATATCGAGCGCTGGGAAAAAGAGAAAGCCCGTAAGGGCCTGGACCGCTCGGAGCGGCTTTCCATTGAGCGCGTTCTGAATCAATTCAAAAGCCGGGCCCTGCGCGAATCTGCCGAGCTCGGCATGTCTTCAGTCTCCCGTTCGAAAGTCCGCACCGTGACGAAAGCCCCTGTAGCCAAACCAAAACACGACCGCTTCTTCGGCAAGAATGTCGTCAGTATTCGCAACAACGACGAACCCGACGAGCCAACAGTCCAGTAGATCTCCTGACGGTTGGTGGGGTGAGGGAGTGGCGCCGCATCAACGTTGGCCTGGCGTGACGATCGAGATTCCAGCCGTTTGGTCCGTGAAGGCCCAGCGGTGGGAAAGCCCCGATAGCCGGTATTACTTCGATCAAGAAGAGGCGGATCGCGCCTGCGATTTTTTCCCGACGTTTCTCGCACACTATGAAGGCGAGTTTGCTGGACAGTCGTTTCATCTGCTCGATTATCAGCGCCTGCTCATCATCCAGCCGTTTTTTGGTTGGAAACGTGCCACCACGGGAAGGCGGCGTTTTCGCTTTCTTTTGCTCTTTGTGCCCAAGGGTAACGGCAAGAGCCCGCTCGGTTCGGGGTGCGGCCTCTTTCTTGCCGGCTGTGATGGCGAAGCCGGCGCCGCGGTGTTCGCAGTCGCGAGCGAGAAGGAGCAAGCCAAAGTCGTGCACGATTCCGCAAAAGTCTACGTTGAAGAATCGGCCGACCTGTCCGAGCTCTGCGACGTGACGCGGGATTCGATCTACTTCCGGCAAACCCGTTCGTTTTTGAAAGTGATCTCAGCCGATGCGCCTGGCAAGCACGGCGTGAAGCCGCATGGCGCAATCATCGACGAACTGCATGCCCAACGGAACCGGGATCTTTATGAGGCCATCCGTAAATCGATGGCGAAGCGCCGGCAGCCCGCTATGATCATGCTCTCGCACGCTGGCGACGATGACGAATCGATCTGTTACGAAGAGTATGAATACGCGAAGAACGTGATTAAGGACCCGGCCTATGACGAAGCCTACCTGCCGGTGATTTTCGAAGCGACCCAAGAAGACGACTGGACGGACCCGGCCATCTGGCGTAAGGCAAATCCCGCGTTCGGTATCACGATTAACGAAGAAATCTTCGCGGCCGAGTGCCATGCGGCACAGAACGAACCGCGTAAAAAAAATGACTTTCTGCGCTATAACCTCAACCGCTGGGTGAATCAAGCAACAGCCTGGATTCCGGTCGAGTGGTGGGACGCCTGTCCTGGAAACTTACCGACGGATGATTTCTTGCGTACCCTCTCGGCCGCGTCTGGTCTGGACGGTGCGCAGAAGTGGGATCTGTTCGCCTTTGTCGCGACCTTCAAAGAGCCGCTAGAGATCCCGCAGGTCATCGAGGTCACGGCAGAAAACGAAGAGGGTGCCGTCGAGACGAAAAAGCTCTCGCTCAATTATCGCGTGCATCTTCTGCCGATGTTTTGGATTCCCGAGAACACGATGAAGGAACATGAGCACTCCGATAAGGTGCCATATTCGCTCTGGAAAGAACGCGGCTGGCTGCGGGTTACAGAAGGCGATATCATCGACGATGATCGGATTTACAAAGATATCTGTCAGATGGCCGAACGCTTCCCGAAATTAAAAGAAGGCGAACTGGCCTACGACCCGGCGTTCGTCAATAGCCTTGCCGTGCGGTTACGCGACAAGGCAGGTTTTAAAATCGTCGAGACACCGCAGAACTATACGCAGTTGAATGAGCCGGCCCACGTCTTTGAGGCTCTACTCAAAGCGAAGCGCATCACCCACGATGCGAACCGGTGTCTGCGCTGGAATGTTGAAAACGCCCTAATCAAAACCGACGATGCGCGACGTATTCGGCCGATCAAGCCGAAGAAAGTCGTCAAGCGGGTGGACGGAGTGATTGCGTCTATTCTTGGCATTAGTCGGTTGATGGTGGAAAAACCGAAGCCCACATTCCACCTGCATTTTGTGTGAGGTTTGATATGCCGACAGCAGCAACCGTGAATCGCGCCTACTCGTTACTGGAAATCAAATCGTTCGACGACGACAAACGGGAAATCTCCGGAATTGCCACAACGCCAACGCCCGATCGTTTTGGCGATATCGTCGAACCGATGGGTGCGGTCTTCAAGTTGCCATTGCCGCTTCTCTGGCAGCACAAGTCCGACCTTCCAGTCGGAAACGTCACCAAAGCCAAAGTCACGGCCGATGG